AATACATAATCAGGATTAAAAGCAAAGATTAAATTTAACAACTGGAAAAAAATATGAGTAACGGTACAACTGTTAAGAAGAGTAATGGTAGAGGTATAGAACCTCTTAATCTTGATAAGATTCATGTAATGTGTGAAGAAGCATGTGAGGGATTAGCAGGAGTTTCTGCTTCTCAAGTTGAGATACAATCAGGAATACAATTCTATGACGGAATTACAACGGCAGAAATACAAGAAATACTCATTCGCAGTGCTTCTGATCTTATTGACCTTGATCATCCTAACTACCAGTTCGTTGCTGCTAGGCTTCTTCTTTTTGCTTTAAGGAAGCAGTTATATGGCCGTATGCATGAGAATCCATCTGTTATAGATCATGTGCAGGGATGTGTTAATGCTGGTGTATATGATGGAGAAATATTACAACTCTATTCCCAAGAAGAGTATAATAAGTTACAATCATTTATAGATCATGATCGTGACTATCTTTTTACTTATGCTGGTCTACGTCAAGTTGTAGATAAGTATTTGGTGCAAGACAGAAGCACTGGAAGTGTGTATGAAACACCTCAGTTCATGTATCTTATGATAGCTGCGACTATCTTTTCTAAATATCCACAAGAAACGAGACTTAATTATGTCAGACAATACTACGACGCAATCAGCAAGCACAGAATCAACATCCCAACCCCGATCATGGCGGGGGTACGGACCCCTCTTCGTCAATACGCATCTTGTGTTTTGGTTGATATTGATGACACCCTCGATAGTATCTTTAGCAGTGATATGGCTGTTGGCAAATATGTCGCACAACGTGCTGGTATCGGCATTAACGCGGGCAGAATCAGGGGCATCAACAGCAAAATCCGTGGCGGAGAAGTTCAGCACACAGGTGTGGTCCCCTTCCTCAAAAAATTTGAGTCAACTGTTCGGTGCTGTACGCAAAACGGTATCAGAGGAGGATCAGCTACTGTCCACTTTCCTATCTGGCATCAGGAAATCCAAGACATCCTCGTCCTCAAAAACAACAAAGGAACAGAAGACAACAGAGTCAGAAAGCTCGACTACAGTATCCAGTTAAGTAAGATATTTTATGAAAGGTTTATAACAAATGAAGATATCACGCTCTTCAGTCCACATGATGTCCCTGGTCTTTACGATGTTTATGGCACTGACCGCTTCGATGATCTCTATACACAATACGAAAAGGACACCTCCATTCCCAGAACTACCATTGGAGCACAGGAACTTATCCTAGATTTATTAAAGGAGAGAGCAGAGACTGGAAGAATCTATATTATGAATATAGATCATTGTAACAGTCATTCTTCTTTCAAAGATCAAGTTCATATGAGTAACCTATGTCAGGAGATTACTCTCCCTACATATCCTATTACTCATATAGATGATCACCTTGGCGAGATTGCTCTTTGTATTCTTAGTGCAGTTAATGTAGGTAAGATAAGAAATGATGAGGAATTAGAGGAGTTATGTGATCTTTCTGTAAGAGGATTAGAAGAACTTATAGACTATCAAGAGTACCCTGTAAAGGCAGCAGAAGTTGCTACAAAGTCACGTAGAAGTCTTGGAGTAGGTTTTATTGGTTTAGCACATTATCTTGCTAAACTTGGTTATGATTATGGATCTCAGGAAGCATGGGACGCAGTTCATGGATTGGCTGAGTCTTTTCAATACTATCTTATCAAGTCATCTAATGAGATTGCTAAAGAGAAAGGATGGTGTGAGAACTTTGGACGCACCAAGTATTCTGATGGAATCTTACCTATAGATACATATAAGAAAGACGTAGACGAGATTTGTTCTCAACCTTTACAGCATGACTGGGAATCTCTTAGGGCATCTATCTTGGAGCATGGGCTTAGGCACTCAACATTGTCTGCACAAATGCCATCAGAGAGCAGTTCCGTTGTGTCAAATGCAACCAATGGAATTGAACCACCTAGAGGGTATCTGTCCATTAAGAAGTCAAAGAAAGGACCCCTTAAGCAGGTTGTTCCATCTTATGGGTCTTTAAAGAATAATTATACATTACTATGGGATATGCCAGATAATAAGGGGTATATTAATATAGTAGCAGTAATGCAAAAGTTTTTTGATCAAGGTATTAGTGGTAACTGGAGTTATAATCCAGAGCATTATCCTGATAATGAAGTACCTGTATCAGTAATGGCAGAAGATTTGTTAACTACCTATAAGTATGGTTGGAAGACATCTTATTATCAGAACACTCATGATATGAAGACTGATGAGGTGGATGAAGATAAACCTAATCTTGATAATTTACTTCAAGAACTAAGTGATTCTAATCAAGAGGAGTGTGAGTCCTGTGCCATCTGATATAAAAGGAATGACTGTCTTTAATACTAAAGAAGTCAATACAAAGAAACAACCAATGTTTTTTGGTAAACCATTGGGAGTTCAAAGATATGATAACTTTAAGTATCCTGTATTTGATAAGTTAACTACACAGCAGTTAGGATACTTTTGGAGACCAGAAGAAGTTTCATTACAGAAAGATCGTGGAGACTATCAGACGTTACGTTCAGAACAAAAGCACATCTATACGAGCAATCTTAAATACCAGATCATGCTCGATAGTGTACAAGGTCGTGCTCCTGGTATGGCTTTTATACCTTACTGCTCTTTACCTGAGTTAGAAGCATGTATGGAAGTGTGGGGATTTATGGAGATGATTCATAGTCGTTCTTACACTTATATTATTAAGAATGTGTATCCAGATCCTACTGAAGTCTTTGATACTATATTGGATAATGAAAAGATTATAGAACGTGCAGAGAGTGTTACAAAGGCATATGATGAGTTTATTCAGTATGCACAGGATTATGGTCAGAGTAATAGTTGGAAACCTGATATGTATGGTCATCCTAATTCAGAATGGACACGTAAAGATTTAAAAAGACATCTCTATAGGGCAGTCGCTAATGTCAACATTCTCGAAGGTATACGTTTCTATGTTAGTTTTGCTTGCAGTTTTGCATTTGGCGAACTCAAACTTATGGAGGGATCTGCTAAGATTATCTCCCTCATTGCCAGAGACGAAAACCAACATCTTGCCCTCACCCAAAATATAATAAACAATTGGAGAAAGGGTGATGATCCAGAAATGACTGAGATTGTCAAGGAAGAGGAACAGTGGACATATAAGATGTTTGACCGTTGTGTGAATGAAGAAAAGGCGTGGGCAGAATATCTATTTAAAGATGGATCAATGATTGGTTTGAATGATAAGTTACTTCAACAGTATGTTGAATGGATTGCTAATCGTAGAATGAAATCAATTGGTTTGAAACCAGTATATGATATACCTGCTAGAAATAATCCATTACCTTGGACAGAGCATTGGATTAGTTCTAAAGGATTACAAGTAGCACCACAAGAGACAGAAGTAGAATCTTATGTTGTTGGTGGTATTGTACAAGATGTTAAAAAGGACACATTTAGTGGATTTAAATTGTAGTTTGTAGTTAAATAGAGGAAAGAAATGAGACTTGATCCACCTTTCCCTAAGTACCCTGAATACATGAACGGCAGACTTAAGAAGATAGACATGACTGCAAGACTTAATCACATTAAGAATGGTCTTGCTAATAAGAGTTGGTATCCTGAATGGGATGATCGTCAAAGAGGTGCTGCTCAACGCATTCTAAATAATGCGTTAGAAGTCCTTGACGAGTATGATTATTGACTATGAGAATCCCTGGTTATATAAAGGTACAAATTTCACTTCTGACAATATTAATGATTTCTTCGGTTTCGTCTACCGCATTACAAATAATAAGAATGGGAGAGAGTACATCGGACGTAAATATTTTTGGAAATTTAGAACTCCAAAGGGCAAGAAAAGAAAAGTAAAATCTGAATCTGATTGGAAAAAGTATTATGGGTCTTGTCCAGAACTTAAAGAAGAAATTCAACAATTGGGTAGACAGAACTTTAGCAGAACTATCCTCAGCTTACATAAAACAGCTGGCAAAACAAACTTCGAGGAAACGAGACAACTCTTTGTCAACGGAGTCCTCACCGAATCGCTTGACGACGGAACGCCAAAGTACTACAATAGTAACATCCTCTCCAGATACTTCAGAAAAGATTATTATGAAACTTGATACAACTGATGAGATTGTTGCTCATGCTAGAGAATGGGCTATTGATAAAGTAGAATCAGCAGAATTGGTAGGTGATAAGATTGCATTGTATGCAGAGTTTGAAGATTGGATTGAGTTAGATGACGTGGACAACATTGAAATTATTTCTATAGAAAAGGAAACTGAAAATGAAGATAGGATTTAATTGTAGTTCTTGTGATTTGTTTCATGCAGGACACGTTACAATGATGAAAATGGAGAAGCAGTTGTGTGACTATCTTATAGTTGCACTTCAGGTGGATCCTACAATTGATAGACCTGGTGTGAAGAATAAACCAGTTCAATCAGTCTATGAAAGGTATGTACAACTACAAGGATGTAAGTATGTTGATGAGATTTTAGTCTATGAGACAGAGGCTGATCTCCTTAATTTACTTCAGCCCCAGAACATTGATGTTAGATTTCTGAGTGAAGAATATAAAGATAGAGACTTCACAGGAAAGCAGTATTGTATAGATAATGGTATAGAATTATTTTTTCATCTCCGCAGACACCAGTATTCCTCAACTGAGTTAAGGAATAGAGTGTATGAATTAGAAAAGAAAAAGAGAGATGAGAAGATAGAGAGTAGTGTAGAACAATATTCACCAGAACTATTAGAAAAGTATTCGCTTAAGGAAAATGATCAAGGTAAGATGTAAAGAGTGTGGTAAGGAGTTAACTTCAGACGCAGGAAAGACTTTAGCATGTGGGTGTCCTAACATGACGACCCTAAAAGGGGATGTGGTAAGTGCGGTTGACTTAAATAATGTTATAATGATAAGATCCAATGAAGAAAAAGGATCACATGGTTTCACCTCACAAGATCTCCAATGGCAAGAGGAACGACGCAAACGCAAAGTACGCAAACTCGATTTCGAGATAAGGTAATGGATCAACACGACATTCCCCTTTTAGGTAATTTCTATACCAAAGCAGAAGTAGATGCTATGGTAGCAGAGGCGGTTGAAGAGGCACGTCGCATAGATGAAGCCTCAATGGCAAAGCATAATAGAGAAGCAACTATCATCAGTATGATTCTTGGATTCACTGCACTTGCTTTGTTCCTTGATGGATTACTTCGTATACTTGGTATCATTCCACCATTTATGCACCTTGATGTGAATGTTATTGACCAAATCAAGGATCAAGTAGAGATGGATATACTAGATGATGTTATAGATAAAGTAAGACAAGTACCAATTAAAAGATTACTTAATCGATGATTGATTTTTCTTTCAGTTCATTAAGAGTTTTACTTATTATGATATTAACTGCTTTATGGTTTTACCTGTTAGTAGATTCTTTCGAGGATAAAAGTAAATGAATCCTATTACGGACATAGTTTTTTCCTTAACATGGATACTTCTTTTAGTATGGGCTATTCGTTCTGTTGCTAGAGGATGGTCTAAACCCGTAAGGGATTTTAATGCTGGTAGATTATCAGGTGAGTGGACTACTGAAGTAACAAAGAGAGTTCATCCAGAGATGGAAGGTGTAGAACCTGGTGAAGAGTTGATGGGTGTTACCTTTGATAGAAGGACTAGTTGTGATATAGAAGAGTATAATGAATTGCAAGAAAGGATTAATCAACTACAGAATAAGTTAGAAGATCCTTGGGATGATGAAGATGATGATGGAGATGTCCCTGCTATTGTAAGAAGATGATTTTACCAGGAACTACAGTGACAGTGAAGAATCCCACTTCTATATACTGTGGGTATGTTGGATTCATTCAGAGAATTAGTGGTACTAACGCAGCAGTTCTTTTTGATAACTATTCTCCTTGGGAGAAGATGGTTACATTTCCTATAAAAGATTTACATGAAGGTGGAGAGTTACCAAAATGATTTTAGAAACATTTTTAATACTAGCAGCATTACCATTTGTAGGACTAACAATCTTCTTTGGTACAAAGGGTGGATATTATGATAGTGATGACTATACTGGTGATGGTTGTGCTCACGACGTAAAACGATGAGAACTCAAAACAAAGAAAACTACTACTATATTTTTTGGGTAGTAGCAATGGTTGCTTTCATAGCACCTCAAGTAATGACTGCCATAGCATATCATAGACTTGCTGACATTCTTAATAAACCAATACAGGTTGAGTTGGTATCACCATTAAAGTTTAGGTTGTAGAACGATGGCTTTTCTAATAGCAGTAATGTCATTTGCCAACTTTGTATTCTGGCCATTGGTCATAGGTACAATCATTGCGTT